GAACGGACCCGGCACCGGCTACACTTCTTCCAATTCCAACTGCCACGCGACAGCCGCGCCATACTCGTCGGTGCTCACGGTGTAGCTGACGACCAGGAACACGATTTGCGGCCGATAGAACGTGTAATCGCCGACCAGCCGGGACGAGTCCGGCACGACGGGCCGGGTCGGTGCGCCGCTGACCGTCAGAAACCCCAACTCGGAAACGCAGTTGACGGTCAGCACCATGCCCGGCCAGATACCATCGAGGGCTGGTGCCTCCACATCGGTGCAACTGATCGTGGATTTGTACTTGCGCATTTGCGGTGGGCTGAAATCGACGAGGTCGCCGTTGACCGTCCGCAAAAGGTTCGACGCGGCGTCGATCGGGTCGAGCGTCTGCGTCAGTCCACGCGAGGCCCAGGTCGGAACCCCCGGCGGCAGCGAGATTTCGAGCAGCGTGCCGCCGTTTATCACGCTACCACCAATGGCCGCCCGGCACTGACCATGCCGGCCCGCCGCGCCTCTCGTAGCAGCGAGCGCACGATTGCCTTGTCGCCGTGCAACTGCACCTGGCTGCCGCTGGGGAAGTGCAGGTGCACCGGGGCACCGTCGGCGCCTGCCGCGGTCTTGCCGGCTATGGCGAGCGGGCCGAGCGGGCGCACCGGGCCGCCTGCCGCGTAGCCGAACGGATTGCTCAGGGCATTGAGCTGCTCCATAAAACGCGGCCCCCAACGATCGACCGCAGCCCGCCGCATGACGAACTCGCCGTTGGACAACCACGCCGGGATTGAATCGCTCGTGCCGCTGCCGGGGCCGCGCACCTGGCCGCCTGACGCCATGCCCTGAGCTGCCGGCGTGGCGCCGCCGCCACTGAAGCCCAGCGCCCCGCCAATCGCGCTGCCGACTTGTTTGGCCTTGTCGATGATTCCGTTCCATAGATCATTCCAGAGCGCCTGGATCTGCTCGACCGATTTCTGGAACGCCTGCAAGATATTCTCGTCGGAGAACAACTCCTTCACATAATCGACGGCATACTGCCATCCCTGCGAAAACCGCTCCGCTCCCTTAAACAGATTTCGATCGAGCGCATTGCCGAACTCGACGACACGCGCGATGCCGCGCACCAAGGATGCGTCCATGCCGCCGGAAGCAAACACGAACCGTCTTCTCATTTCATCGAAAGCGTCGCCGACCCGGTCCCATGCGTCGTGATATTCTTTGACCGCCTGGAATTGCTCGGCAGTTGGCAACCGGCCCGATGCCGCCATTTGGGCAAATGTTTCCTTCCACGCATCGCCCATCGCAAAAATAGCCGGTGCAATCTCCGCGAATTTTTTCCCGAAGACATCAATGCCGAGGCTGGTTGCCTTGGCCGGGTCGGTTTGCGCCATCTCGCGCAATGCGTCCCCGATCGCGATCAGCACCTTCCGCGAACCCTCGGCGTCCTTGGAAAATTTATTGACGTCAATTTTGAGCCGGACGTACGCATTTGACGCCGCCTCTTGTTCCGCCGTCAAATTCGTAAATGCCGGGGCGAGCTTTCCGAAGACGTCGACAGATTTTTCGGCGTCCTTGCGGGCTGCGGCCAGCGAGTCGGAGAAACGCGCCAGTGCCCCCCGCGCGCTGTCGATGCTCACCTGGTTGTCGTCGAACACCTCTTCGATGACCGCCAGATCCTTTGGGTCGAGGCCCACGCCAAGCGCAGTATTGCGCAGCTCCGTCAGGGATTTGACGACATCGCCGACGATGTCGCCGAGGCTGCGCAGCACATCAGCCAGCACGCGGGCACCCTCAACAACAGCGAGGCCACGAAACGCGGTTGACAGTCTTCTGAAGCCCTCGGCGGCCCCGTTGATTGTCCTGTTCATCTCGCCGAAGCGGGAGGTCAACCCGGAAACGGCGGTCCCGGCGTCCTTCATGTCACCGGACGTATCCCTGACCGCCTTGCCGAGGCGGCGGACTTCCCGTTCCGCCTTGACGTAGCTCTCGGAGACTTCCTTGAGCTTCGCGGTGTCTCCGGTCTTCTGCGCCTCGTCGGCGGCCGCTTTTAGCTCCTTTCTGAGCCCGCGCAAACTGGCCTCGGCCAGCGCCAGATCCGACCGCAGCTTGCTGCTGTCGGCGCTGATCGAGATCGTCAAATTGTCAGGCATCGTCGAATCTCTTCAATGTCGCGCGGATCGCCTTTTCGTTGCCCTGTGCGGCGAGCACACCGATCTGCAACTGCTCGCGCATCTCGCGCCGCCTGCGGTGCTCGGCGATGACGAGAAAGGCGGCGAGCTGCCGCGGCGTGTAGTCCATCACAGATGCCGCGCTGTGCCCGTGCGCGATCAACTGCTCGGCTGCTGCGGCATAGTGGTATCCGGCGCCTTGCCATTTGGGCGCCCGCCGCTTGCGACGCCCATGAACTTTGACAGGCGGTCCATGAAAGGGGCCAGGCCCTCCGGCATTGTCAGGTCGCGCACCGCAACCAGGCACAGGGCGACGTCGTCGAGCGGCATCGCGTCGGCGATCTGCTCTGCCGCCTCGGGTTGCCCGGCAGCCTCGGCGACGATCTCGCCGCACGCATCCGGCGCAGCGATCAGCAACCCGTCGATGTCCAGCTCGCCGGCTGCGAACAACCTTCGCAACTCCGGGTGTCGCAATAACAGGCCCGCGACCTGCCGCAGACCGAGGCCGCGGAGCACCAGTTCGCCCGCGGCAATGTGAACCGTTCGCGTCTGCGGAACGATATCGATCAGCGAAACCATCAGGGCGTCACGACGGCTGCGACGTCGAGCATGTACATCCGCAGATTGGGGACAGTCCATTCATCGAGCTGGAGCCGAACCGTCGCGCTCTGCTGCACGATCGGCGAAAAATCGAGCGACCTGATGCCGTTCATGTGCTGCATGTGGTCGAGGCGTTCGATCGTCTGCTCGAACTCAAACTGGTTGCAATTGCCCAATTCGGCAAATGTCGTGTCGCCGGCCCCCTGCCACGAGACGACGCCGGTCCCGACGTAGTAATTCATGATATTGGGCGAAACCATCGCGTCGTCGGGATGTGTCACGGTGCCGAAATTGCCGTCGACCAGCAGCACCCGCCCTTCCAGCTCGATCAAGCCATATTCGTCGCCGATCAGATTGATCGCCGCGGCAGGGCCGAATTGCACGCTCGTCAAGGTCATTTCGATCTTCGGGCCGATATCGTTCGCCCCGACGAACTTCAGCGTTCCCTCGACATTCGGGCTTGCGCCGATATTGATCGTCGCCGTTGCCATACGGGTCTCCTAAGCTGCTACGTTGTCGACATGTTGTGCGGCAGCGATCTTGATCGGGATAACCGCCATCGCTGTCTGAGCCGAATGCCCCGGGTCTTTTTGTAGTTCGCCCTCGATGCGGCAGTAATGCACGCCGTGCAGCCCGAGGTTCTGGCGCAGGCTGCCTGGGAGCGGATAGAGCGCATGCTCGACGGCATCGATCAGGGTATTCAGCATCCCGGCCGGCACGGCGTTCTGATCTGCCCCGACCCGCGTAAAAATCCATGCTTCGCAGTTCAGCTCGACCAGCATCGCGCGCGTCGATTCGCGATAGCCATGGACCTCGTTCAGTTCGACCAGGTACAGCGCCGGCATATCCTGCTCGGCATTGGGGTCGCGCAGCCGCCGCTCGACGGTTTGGAAGCCCTGCAGCAGCGGCGCCGCGGTACGGTCGGCTATTGCCGGCAGCGAGAGCGTCACTGCAGGCTCTACCGTCGCGACAGTCGCCCCGTCCGAGATACCGTCGCCCGCCACCGGCATCCCGACCATCAGCCCTGATGCATCGCTGACATTGGTCAGCGTCGCCGACCCCGTGGTCGTGTCAGCGGTAAACGGCACCACCAGAGGCGGCCCGCTGAGTTTACCCAACAGCGCGCCGACAATGACCTCTCGGTTCATCGCGCGGCGGCAGTCTCGACCGCTACGGCAAAGTCGCGCTGTGCTGGTTGCATAACGGGATAGCTGCGCGAGCCGGAGCGCAGCTTGAGGAACTGTATAGCTTCGAGAGCGGTGCCGAGTTGCGCCACCACGACCGCGGTTCCCGCCACGACCGGAATAATGATCTCGGTCCCGTCGACGCCGAAAAGGTCGTTATAGAAGGTCCCGTCCGTCGATATCTGAAAACTGAGATTAGCCCCCGTCCAGGCCGCCGGCATTGTGATGCGGACCAACCGGCCGCTCGTGCAATCGAGTCCTGAGGACAGGCTTTGACCGGCCGCGATAGTCGGGCCGTTGAGCACCACCAATGCCATGTTCTCAGTCCTTCAGCATCTCTTGGAGCACCCGCCGCAACTCGGCGCGCGCCTTTGGCAGCATCGCCGCGGCCGGACCGCGCAGAAACCGCATCTCGGCAATGCCGCCGACCCGTTGGTAGCCGCTCACGCGGTAGGCGAAGCGTCCGCGCTCGCCGCGCCTCATGTACCCCTTGACCGCAAATTTCTTGCCGGTGCTGCCGTATTCGAGCGCACCCGCCGCCGCCGCGGTGTTGTGCTCACGGCTCCGCAGCACGCGCACCCGGCCGCGCACGAACTGCTTGATCCGGTTGTCGTCGACGTAGGCTTCCGTCAGCGCGCGCAATCTTCCGGTACGCACCGGCTCGCGCGCCTCGACCTTGTGCAAGAGTTCGTTGGTCAACCGGCCGATCGTCGAGACGAGCCGCCGGCGCAGCTTATCCGGCAAGGTGTCGAGCCGCACCCGCAGCCGGGTGTCGTTCAAGTCCAGCTTGGCATCGATCAGCGTGTCGCGTGCCGAGATCATCCGACCATGCCCCTGCGGTACGGGTTCAACAGGCTGGCGATGTCCTGCGGGATCAATGACCCGCCGGGCACGCCGCCGACCCAAAACTCCTGACGCCCCAACCCGGGTGACTCGGTGGCGCGCAGCATCGGGTCGCGCCCGCGGGCAGATGACTCCATCGTGCAGAGGTCGAGCACCGCCTGCTGGACGTCGGCCGGGATCTCCGCGAACCCGGCGTCATACAGGACGGACAACCCGGCGGCGCCGACCACCCAGGCGCGCGGATCCGTAATGCGCCACAGATGTCCCGCGAGCGGCTCGAGCGCGTAGTCGCCCTGAGCCAGGCCGGCACCATCGAGCGTCACTTCGAGACTCGCCGGATCGACCGGCGCCTGGCTCAGCATTAGCGGCTCGCCGGTCATGCCGGTGACATCGGAGAGGAACGTGTCGAGATAAGTCTGCTCGGCGAAAATCCGGTTGCAATAGCGCTCGGCCGCCAGGCTCGCCCGCGCGATCACCTTGGTGAGCCAGGCGTCGTTGGCGACATCGCCGGGTCGCACCCGGAGCTGCTCGCGCAGATCGTCGAGCGTGACCAGGTTGCGCTCGAGCGCCGGCGTGACTATCGCGGTATAGAGCGGTCTCATTCGGCCGCCTCGATGTGGTACTGCGCGAACAGCGCGCTGAGATCGAGCGCCGGGCCGATGCTGCCGTCGCTCATCACCGGCACGGCGCGGTAGTCGCGCACCCGCCACTCCGCAATGCTCGCCGCCGGCAGGCCCCGCTCCCCGCGCGGGCCTATCTCGCCCCGCTTGCCACGCTCGCCTGCCTTTGACCCCAGTGCCCACCCCTCGCCCGGCAGCGGCCCCGGCGCATCGCACTTCGCGCGCCACTCGGCACCGTGCAGGCTCACCAGATCGAACCTGCGATAACAGCGCTCCGGGTCGAACAGACCGCACACCTCGCCGACATAGGGCACCTCGCCCGGCTCGCCCCGTTCCCCACGCTCCCCCTGTTCGCCCTGCGGGCCCATGACAGCCTCTCCCGGCTCGCCCTGCTCCCCACGCTCGCCCTGCGGTCCCGGTAGCCCGTCCTTGATCGTCGCCAGCTTCTCGGCGACGGCCCGCTCGACGCGCAATTCGAACTCGGCCTGCCCCGCGCGCAGCCGCTCGGCCTCGAGCGCAAAGCGTAGCATCAGGTCGCGCTCGATACGGGCGGCAATAGCGCCCAACTCACCGCCGAGCGAGGCCGCGAGTTCGTCAAACGCCGGCATAGCTTTTGCGCATTGCGGCCACTCCGGCGTTCTTGGCCGCCTCGAGATCCGGCGGCTCGTTGGTGTTGGCGGCCGGCGCATCCGGCCCATCCGGTGCGGCCGGCGCATCCGGGCGCGGCGAACTCGGCGGCGGCTGCGACCAGGCTTCGAGGGGAATGACCTGCTGCTGCACGCGGGGCGAGTCGCCGTCCTCTACCGCCGGCAGGTCTTCCAGTGCCCGTGCCTCGTTCGGCGAATAGATCCCGCCCTGCACCGCCTGCGCCAGCGCCGCAACCCTGTCTTTCTGGTTCGAGCGGAGCAGGACCGCGGTATCAAATTCCAAATAGTCGTTCGGGTATCCCGACAGGCCGAAGAACCGCCCGATGCCGTCCTCGACGTGATTGAGCGAGAACCCCAGCGCACCACTCACCCAAAACCGCATCTGGTCTTCCCCGCCCGCCTGCATCTGCGCGCCCCACAGCGACAAGAGCGGCAGCGGGATCCGGTACGCGGTGGCGATGCGCCCGTCCGCGATCTGTAAAAGTTCGGCGAGCTGGGCGTCACGCGACGTCGACGACACTTGCTGCCACTTCAGCCCGGACGACAAAATCGGCGTGCCGCCGGCATTGGTGCCGGTCGTCCGGTCGAGCCACGCCTGACGAATCTCACTCGTTTGCCAGCTTTCGAGCTGCTGGTCGGTCGTCAAGACACCGGATGGCTTGGCTGAGTTCTGCGCAAAATCGAGCGCCTGCCGCACCATGCTATTGCTCGCCGCGATATCGAGCATCGCGTTGGTCAGGGGCGGCACGCCCTTTAGCGGGTCGCCGTCGCGCGCATCGAGCTTGATGTGTAAGACGTCGCGCGCCGGGACGGCTTTGGCCGCTTCCTTCGTCAAGAGCCGCTCGACCACCGGATTGCCGGCGATCGTGTAGAATATTTCCCCGTTGCCGGCGACCCAGGCGCCGCAAGATGGACTGCTCATCAAGTGCAGTGCATCGACCTCGTAGCGGTTGTTCCGCGTCGCGTAAGCGTAAGCGTTCCCGTCGCTGTACAGCGCCCCGACCAGGTTGAGGACGAAGTCACTGCCGCTCTGATAGGTATTCGGCTTCAACATCACCCGCGACAGCGCCGAGTTCGTCACCCGCTCGCGGCCGCCGTCGCCGGTCGAGCGCCAGTGGGTCGGCGGGCACATCGCCGCGGTTTGGCTGTAGCAGGCGATGCACGAATGCACGATTGCGCCGCCGCCGACCCGGATCGGGTCGTAACCCATCTGCCAGAAATTGGCCGGCCACGACGGCGGGATATAGCCCCCCGTCGCCAGCGTGACCGGCGCGGCCTTGGCAACCGGGCGGAAGATGCGCGTTAGCATCCCGCCCCAGGCAGACGCCATGCTAGCGCTTGTCGCTGTCCGGCGGGCGCGGCAGGTTGCGATCGGCCGGGCGCTGTTCGGGCTGTGGCCGTTGCGCGGGCGGCGGTACTTGCCGCGCCGGGGGCGCCGCCGGCTCTTCCTTGATAGGCTCGACGCTACCTTCCCCTGATGTCAGGTACGCCCGCTGCACCTCTAGCGCCGGCATCTTCGGCGCCGCCGGAGTGCTCTT